AATGGGTATATCGGTAAGTATGGAACTTATCTTGATGACGCAACCACGTACCGATTTGCGTACTACACAAACAATGCTGACTTGGGAAACCCTAATCAGATTTCTATTCTGAAGTCTGTAACTGCCATTGTGATTGGTGGATCAAATCAGTTTTTGTCTATCAATTGGGGTTTTGATTACTCAGGTTCTTATCGTGCTGAGAACGTCTACATCCCTGCTCAAACAAGTTATGAGTATGGTACGGCTGAGTACAACATTGCTGAATACACAAGTGGTGTTCCAATTAAGACTTTAACTGCGAATGGTTCAGGTTCAGGAAAGATTGTCCAGACTGGATATGAGACTACGATAAATGGAACATCGTTTTCTCTACAAAAGATTGAAATTCAAGCCAAAGATGGCAAAATAGGGTAAGAGGTAAACTATGTCAAATTACACCAAAACTACTAACTTTGCATCAAAAGACAACCTGTCACCTGGCAATCCTTTAAAGATTGTTAAGGGTACTGAGATTGATACAGAGTTCAACAACATTCAAACTGCTGTTGGCACTAAAACAGACAATGCTTCTGCCAATATTACTGGTGGTTCAATTACTGGTATTACTGATTTAGCGGTTGCTGATGGCGGTACTGGTGCTTCTACTGCCGCAGGTGCTTTGAATAACCTCTTGCCTACCCAAACAGGTAACGCAAATAAGTATCTCCAAACTGATGGCACTAATGCTACATGGGATGCAGTAAGCCTTTCTACTTCTGATATTACTGGCACTTTGCCTGTTGCAAATGGTGGTACTGGCGTAACTTCTTCTACTGGCACAGGCGCAGTTGTTCTGTCAAACAGTCCCACTTTGGTGACTCCCGCATTGGGAACTCCTGCTTCTGGTACAGCAACTAACTTAACTGGTCTGCCGATCTCAACAGGTGTGAGTGGTCTTGGTACTGGTGTGGCGACATTCTTGGCTACTCCATCATCTGCAAATCTAATCTCTGCCGTAACAGACGAAACAGGTAGTGGTGCTTTGGTGTTTGCCAATAGCCCAACTTTGGTCACTCCTGCTCTAGGCACTCCATCTGCTTTGGTTGGAACTAACATCACAGGAACTGCATCTGGTCTGACTGCGGGTAATGTGACAACTAATGCAAACCTTACTGGTGCAGTCACTTCTGTAGGCAATGCAACATCTCTTGGTTCATTTAGCTCCTCCAATCTTGCAGGTGCTTTGACAGATGAAACAGGATCAGGATCAGCAGTATTTGCTACTTCACCTACTTTGGTGACCCCTATCCTTGGAACACCTACTAGTGCAACTTTAACAAACGCTACAGGGCTTCCAATCTCTACTGGTGTGTCAGGTCTAGGAACAGGTGTAGCAACGGCTCTAGCGGTCAATGTAGGCTCTTCTGGCGCACCTTTGGTCAATGGTGGTGTGCTTGGTACTCCATCTAGCGGTACTGCTACTAACCTTACAGGATTACCAATTTCAACAGGTGTATCTGGTTTGGGTACTGGTGTAGCTACTGCCCTAGCTGTGAACGTAGGTTCTGCGGGTGCTGCCGTTGTTAATGGCGGTGCATTAGGTACACCCTCTGGTGGTACAGCTACTAACTTGACAGGCTTGCCTTTGTCTACTGGTGTAACTGGTACTCTTCCTGTCGCTAATGGTGGTACAGGTCAGACAAGCTACACAGATGGTCAACTGTTGATTGGTAATAGCACAGGTAACACCCTTGCTAAAGCCACTTTGACACAAGGTACAGGCATTACGATTACCAATGGCAATGGAACAATTACGATTGCTGCTTCTGGTGGCGGTGGATCAGGTGATGTGGTTGGCCCTGCATCATCTACAGACAATGCTTTTGCTCGCTTTGATAGCACAACAGGTAAGTTGCTTCAGAACTCTACTGGTGCAACATTGAGTGATACTGGTGCGGCAGTATTTACAGGTGCATTAGATGTTCTTGGAAACTCAACTGCTGGCTCTAACATTAAGCTATACGAAGACACAGACAACGGCACAAACTATGTAGCGTTTAAAGCACCAGATACGATTGCTGCCAATGTAACTTGGACACTTCCTGCTGCTGATGGAACAAACACACAAGTCTTGCAAACCAATGGCTCTGGTGTTTTGTCGTTTGCAACAGTAAGTGGTGGTGCTTCTGCCGCTACGCCTACTGCATTGGGTACTGTGTATGGAACAACCACAGCGTCAACTGCTTTTAACACTGGCATTGGATACCAATCAATGTCAACTACTACGGGTGGAAGCAATGCTGCATTTGGGTATTACGCATTAGGCTCTAACACTTCGGGTTCTAACAACGTGGGTTTGGGAAGGGAAGCCTTGTCAAATAACACCACGGCAGATGAAAATACTGCTGTTGGGTATCGTGCGCTTACAAGTAATACGGGTGCTACAAATACCGCTGTTGGTGCACAAGCATTGCGTTTTAATACTACAGCGGCAAACAATACGGCTGTTGGTTATCAAGCGTCTTATACAAATACAACTGGTGCAGCAAATACTGCCGTTGGTTATTTAGCGGCATATAGCTCATCTACCGCAGGTGGCATAACTGCTGTTGGATTTAATGCATTAACCAATAGCACAGCAAGCAACAATACTGCTGTTGGACACCACGCCTTGCGTACAAACACAAGTGGCACATTAAACGTAGCCGTTGGTGGTGGTGAAGTTGGTAGTGCTTATGGTTCTTTAGGTTCAAATACAACTGGTTCAAACAACACCGCTATTGGTCTACAAGCACTTTTAAATAACACCACAGCAAATAATAATACGGCTGTAGGTTATAGAGCTTTGTACAGTAATACAACGGCTAGTAATAATGTGGCTTTAGGCCGTGAATCTTTGTATACCAGCACAACAGCAGATAGTAATGTTTCAACAGGATACAGGGCTGGTTATCTAGTCACGACAGGAGGAGGAAATTCTCTTTATGGAGACCAAGCTGGTTCAGCACTAACAACTGGCACTAACAATGTTTGTATTGGAAATGCCACAGGAAATGTAAACACAGGCTTAACAACTGGAACAGATAACATTCTTATTGGTAGAAATGTAGATGTAAGTTCTAGTTCTTCAACTTATGAAATTGTCATTGCTGCAAGCGCATCAAATAGTTCAAAAGTTGGTAAAGGTGCAGGTACTGGATTTATTCAACCTAATGGTGGTGGTGTTTATCAAGGCAATAACTCATCTTCATGGTCAACGACTTCTGACCAACGCTTAAAAAAGAATATTGCTGACAACAATGATGGCTTAGACAAAATCAATTCCATTCGTGTTCGCAACTTTGAATATCGTTTGCCAGAGGAAGTTACTGAATTACCAGAAGCACAAGCTATTCAGAAGTCAGGTGTTCAACTTGGCGTTATTGCTCAAGAACTGCAAGCAGTATTACCTGACTGCGTAAAGACAGAATCAACTGGTGTAATGACTGTAGACCAAGACAATTTAACTTGGTACTTAATTAACGCAGTCAAAGAATTGTCTGCTCGTGTAAAACAACTTGAAGGAAACTAATCATGGAAAACCAAACACCAGAACAAATTGCCAAGCACTATTCTGCGGCAATGGATAGCGTCAACCTAATCAATGGTGGCAAGCCAGAAGGCATGACTGATGCTGAATGGACTGCTTGCTTGTCACGCAATAAAGAGCATTTGAAAATCATGTTGGCTAAAGACTATTGGACAACTGAAGACCTTGCACCATTGCAAGCTGCATCCGCATAAAGGAATAAATCATGGCATACACACAGGCAGAGATAAATGCGGCACTTGTAGCTGAATTAGCTGCAAGACCTAACGTCCCTAGAGAGTCTTTGACTGCTTATGCTCAAAGTACCTATGGATTAACTCCAGCGCAAATAAATGCTGCTTATGATGCCCTGAACGCAAGTTCAACTGTAGTTACTACACCAGTGGTTACTACGCCAGTGGTTACTACGCCTGTAGTTACTACGCCAGTAACTAATACTGGTTTACTAACTCAAGGTCAAAACTTATCTTTGACCAACCAAGTAAAAACGTATTCAGACGAAGAAGTTAGGAAGGCTTTAAAAGACCTGAGCTTTCTTGATCCTTATGCTTCAATTAAAGACATTATTGGTGCGGCTCAAGCCTATGGAATTAGTAAAGATCGAGTTATCAAGAACATTAGTTCGTTTACCTATAACTCTACCATTGTTGACAAGTTATCAAAACAAATCTTAGCTCAGAACACAACTGGTACTTGGAAGGGTGATGTCAAGCCTGAGACTGCTGCCCGTTACATGGCTGATGACTTGGCTAAAAGTGGTGTTACAGACATTTCACAAGTTGGTAAAAGTTTTTTAGGCATCATTAACAAAGAAACTGGTGAAAAACTTGTATCTGGTTATGGTGAAAGAACTAAGGGAAATCTTTGGTCTGGAACTTACGAAGGTGCTGGTAATACTGGTTTTGGAGTTCAGTTCACAGAAGCTGGAAAGCCAATCTTCTACACAGAAGGTGCGTCTTCTAGCACTCTGAAAAAAGACTTAGTTAAAGCCGCACTTGTTGCGGGTGCAGTAATTGGACTTACTGGCCCTGAAGCACTTTCTGGAATATTTGGATCGGGTGCTTCTGCTCTTACAGCTACAGAGGCGGCAGGTCTTGGTTTAACTGCAACAGAGGCGGCAGGACTTGGCTTTACGTCTTCTCAGTTAGCGGCAGCAGGTTATACAGCGGCAGAGGTGGCTACTGCTACTGCGGGTGCTACTGCGGCTACTGGCGCAACAGGTCTTTTGACAGGCAATGCGGCAACTACTGCAACAACCGCACTTACTGCATCACAGATTGCTGATGCGGCTAAATTGGGTTTAACTGCGGCTCAATATTCTGGCTTGCTCACAAGTGGCGCACAAACTGCTGCGGGTCTTCTACAACAACAGACTTCTAAAGAAGCGGCTGATAAAGCAAGGGCAATGATTGAGACTGAGACTGCTGCTGCTAAACAAGCTGCGGCATTTCGTCCAGTAGGAATGACCACTCGTTTCGGTACTTCTGAGTTCAAACTTGATCCTGTAACAGGTCAATTAGTAAGCGCAGGATATACCGCAAGCCCAGGTGTTTTGGAAGCGCAGAATCGTTTGGTTGCTTTGGGCAATCAAGGTTTGGCACAAGCAGAAGCGGCTCAAGGTCAATTTGCTCCTTTGCAAACAGGCGCACAAAGGTTATTTGGACTTGGTAATCAATACTTGGCTGAATCGCCTGAAGCCGTTGCACAGAACTATCTCAATCAACAGATGGCTTTGTTGCAACCTGGTCGTGAGTTAGAGCTTGCTAATCTGCAAAACAAACTGCAACAACAAGGTCGTGGTGGTTTAGCGGTTGCTCAAGGTGGTACTTTGGGTGCTACTACTCCTGAACTACAGGCTTTGTATAACGCTCGTGCTACTCAAGAGGCTCAACTGGCGGCACAGGCTCAACAAGCAGGTCAGCAACAGGTTGCCTTTGGTGCGGGATTACTTGGTACTGGCGCACAAGCTATGGGTCAATACTATGGTGGTCAACAAGCCGCTTATGCTCCTTACACAACTGCTTTGGGACAATTTACGAACTTAGAGCAATTGGCACAACAACCTTTGACAATGGGTGCATCTCTTGCTCAACAATCTGCTCAAGCAGGTGCAAATATGGGTCAATTAGGTTTGCGTGGCGCTCAACTGAGTACCGCCTTGGCTACAGGTCAAGCCGCTACAACTAATCCTTATGCAACAGTATTGAGTGGTTTAGGCTCTTCATCTACATTGGGTCAAGGATTAGGTGGATTGCTTGGTGGTGGACTTCAATCAGCATTTAGTCAAACTGGAGTAGGTTCTTCAGGTTTTGGTTCTGGTTTAGCTTATGGCAACCAAGACCTCGGATTATTCTTGTAAGGATTTATCATGGCTGAAAATATCGTAGCGGGTTTGTTTGGACTAAACCCACAAATGTATGGTGAGCAACAGCGTAGAAGCGCCTTAAGCGAAGGTATTGCACTAGCTCAACTAGACCCTGCGGCTCGTGGTGCGGCAATGACCTATGCAGGTGCTAGAGGTCTTGGTAACGCTATTGGTGGAGCATTAGGTGCAGAAGACCCTCAATTAAAAATGATTAGCGCTCGTAACGCTATTACTCAACAGATAGACCAGACTGATCCTGAGTCAATCTTAAAAGGCGCTCAGATGTTGGCACAAGCTGGCGACCAACAAGGTGCTATGGCTTTGGCTCAATATGCTCGTCAAGCACAAAGTGAGATGGCTCAAACACAACAAAGACGGGCGGCTGCATTGGCTTCTGCGGCACAAGCAGCTCGTGAACGTCAACAAGCTACTCCTAACGATATTCAGATTGCAAATGAAATTGCTACTTTAGAAGACGCATTATCACGAGTTGAGGATTTACCCGCAGACCCAGAGCGTACTCGTGCCAAGAATTTATTGACTACTCGTTTAGCAGAATTAAGACGATTGACAACTAAAGGCGAAAAGGCAGATACAAAAACTGATATTCAAAAACTTCAAGAATATGCGGCAACTTTGCCACCTGGTTCTCCGCAGTTAGCTCAAGTTCAAGCAATTATCAAAGCCAAAGGCGAAGCAAAAGGCACTACGATTACCAATGTATTGCCTGGCGATAAAGCATTGGCAGATATTCCAGCATTTAGGGCAAGTGTTCAACGTACTATTGATCCTCAACTTAAAGCAGTAACCGCTGCTGATAATGCTCTGGAAAATATCCAAGACTCTATTGATACAAACAACTTTGCATCTTTTAGGGCAGCGCAAACACAATTTGCTAGGGCTATTTCTGGTTCTGGAGATTTAAGTCAGAAGGAATTGTTAGCGGCTGGCGCTGATCCTTCGTTGCTTGGTGGAACTGCTGATTACTTAGCTAGATTGTTTACTTCTACTCCAACTCTTGACACACAAGAAAAAATCAAGAAGACACTTTTGGCTATTAAGAAAGTTTCTACAAATAAAGCTAAGACTGAAATTGAAGCACAACGTAAAATTGCTTACAGTAATCCTGGCTACGAAAAGGCTCGTGTTGACCAAGCTCTTGATTTCCCAGAGTTCTCAGGTCAACAAGCGCCAGCAGTAACTGGTGATTTAGCCGCACAAGCTCGTGCTTTGTTGAAACAACGTCAAGAAGGTAAAAAATGAGCAAATTAGACCTTAACGCCTTGTCTGATGCAGAGTTAGAGGCGCTTTCTACTGGCAATATTGCAAGTCTTTCTGACCAAACATTAAAAATGTTAGCAGGAGAAAAACCTGAAGCACCTTCTACGGGTGCTGTAATGGCTGAAGCCGCACGAAAAGGGGTTGCAAGTTTTACAGGGACTACTTCAGGTCTTGCTAATTTACTATTTTCTGCTTTAGAGCGTACTGGTGTTAATCCCTTAACGATGGGCATGAGGGCTTCTGGAGGTACTGTTGCTCCCGCACCAACACAAGGTGGAATTGTTGAGACATTTCAAGCAGGTCGTCAACCTGTTTACAAGAGTGTCATGGAGACTTTAGGAACTACTGGTGCAGAGCCTCAAGGTGGTTTTCAAAAGATTGCAGCCGAGGGTACAGAAGCAGTCACCTCTCCATATAGTTATTTATTCCCAGCATTAGCCGCTACAAGGCGCATGGGTTTGTTTGGTCAAACAATAATGCGTCCTGCTGAACAACAAGTTATTGGCTCTACTGCCGAAGCGGGTGGTCAAGCTGGTGAGTATATTGGCGAAAAGATGGGCGCTCCCACTACTGGTCGAGTTGTCGGCAGTATTGTAGGTGGTGGTGGTGGTTCTTACGCTCTAGGAACAACATTAAAAACAGTTCCTTTGGCTGGTAAAGCATTTGATGCTGCCGCTTCTCAATGGAATAAGGTTCGTGGGACTGTTCCTGAAGATGAATTACTTAGAGATGTAGACAATCGGATTAGCAATATTTTTATTGCCGCAGGTTCTGCTGATCCAACAATCATGGATACGATTACCAAAGCCGCCAAAGCACAACAAAATCTTTCATTGAAAACACCTGGTGGTGCGCCAATACAGATGCCTGTGAGTTCTTTGTTGGCAGACAATCCTGTTGTTAACCAGTTGATTCAGAGTTTGTCGGCTAAAGACCCTGTGTTTAGAGCGCAGTATGGCAATCAGTTTGAGCAAGCAAAACAGGCTTTGGCTGCTAGTCAGGTTCGTTTGTTTGGTGACCCATCTAAAGTTAGCGTGAATATTTCTCCGCTTGATTTGGCTAAACCACAAGCCCGTAGAACTCGCACTATTGATGAGCAGATTGCAGATACTTATAAAGATGCAACTCTTGACCCCAATGTGTTTGGTCAACGGGTTTCTACACTTGTTGCTGCTAAAGAAGATGCCGCCTACAAGTTAGTTAAGCCACTTTACACAGAGGCTTTTGACATTGCTAAACAGAACAATGTTAAATTACCTGCCAACTCTGTTGATGATATTTTTAACTTTGTTGCGGGTGAGCAAGCGTCTGACATATTTAAGACTTTCCCATCTATCTACAATCGTGTTCGTGCTAAGTTCCGTCCTTCAGAAGTACCGCCTAGCCTTATTCTGACCGCAGAAGGTAAGCCAATGACCGAAGGTGGAATCAAGTTTTCTGCCGCTACAGTAGAAGATTTAGACTCTTTAAAGCGAGAAATCAACAAGCAATTGCGTAAAACAAGCGAACCCGCTGATATTCGCCTATTGTCTGAATTAAAAGCCCGTGTTGGTGGACACATTGATAACCTTGATCCTGACTTTGTTCAGGCTTATCGCAATGCTGATGCTTCTTACTTCCAAAAAGTTGGTCTGCCATTCAACTCTGAGACATTTAAGGCTGTTGACCGCAAGAAGTTTGTTGAGCAGATTGCTCCTGCAATTATTGGTAACAAGTCTAATGTTGATGACTTTATCAAGGCTACAGGCGAAGATGGTATTCGTGTGGCAAGAGATGCTTTCTACGACAGTTTTAGTCGTGCGGCTCTCAAGAATGATGTTATAGACCCCAAAGCGGCTAACAAGTGGTTGTCTAAAAATCAAGGTGGTATGTCTTTAGTGCCAGGCTTAGAGGATGAGCTTCGTACTGCTTCAAACAATGTTACTGCCCTAATAGCAGAGCGAAATCGTTTGGATGCCGCCTTCAAGAAGGTTGCTGGTGACCAAATCGTTAGTTCTGGTGGTTTTAAAAGTCCACAAGAGTTGGTTTCTAGAATGTATGGTGATGTGAACTTTACAAACAAGTTTATGCAACAGTATGGAGCAAACAAGGATGCAGTAAATGCGGCTCGTTCTTTCATGTTGGATGACATTGTTCGTGCTGGTGATCCAGTTGCAACATTGAATGACAGAGCAAAAGCGGCTGTTTTTAACAGAGTGTTTGGGCCAACATACGCTCAGAAGATTCAAGACTTTGCTTTGGTTTCTGGCAGACTTAACAGAGACTTAACCAATGTGCCGTTTAAGGTCGAAACAGTACCTAAAACACCATTTGAGAGCGTTGTTGGCATTCCTCCAGAGCAAGTTATCTCACGCTTTACAAACCCTGTCTCTGGGCCTTTCTATGCTATTAGCTCATTGATGAGTAAGTTCTGGGCAAACAAGGCATCTGTGGCAACAGAAGATAAGCTCAAGACCTTATTGCTAAATCCTACTGATGCAGTAAAAGTGTTCTCAGCACTTCAGCAAAAGAATGGCACTTTTGACCAAGATAAGATTCAAGAGGCTATCAGGATTGGTAAGAAGTTTGGCATCGATTGGGGTCGTGATGCGATTCAAGACTTCGGTACTGGCGCTGCTCGTGGTGCTGTTCAGCCAATGACTGAAGAGTAATGAAAGACGGGCTGTTTGCTATCTCAGTAGCAGTCCTCATTCTTTGTTTTGTAATCTTTTGTAGCTACATTATTCTTTGGGCATACTCGTGAAATGGCTACTGATGCTTTCAGTGTTGTTTACATTGGTAGCATCTAGTAAAGAGAAAACTGAATACAGATGCGTCAGGTGGGCATGGACAGGTGATGTTTACAACCGAAAAGTAGTATGCCTTGAGTGGCAAAAAGTTGATAAAAAATGATTGATCCAATCACGGCCCTAGCTGGCATACAGTCAGCAATTACCATGGTCAAGAAGGCAGCAAAGGTTGCCAATGACTTAGGCTCACTTGCGCCCATGATTGGTAAGCTATTTGACGCAAAAAGTGTAGCTACAAAAGCAATGCTTCAAGCCAAGCAGTCTGGCAAAGGCTCAAACATGGGTACGGCTTTGCAGATTGAAATGGCTTTAGAACAAGCCAGAGCGTTTGAGGAAGAGTTAAAGATGCTCTTTATGCAGACAGGAAAGATTGACGTTTGGAACAAGATTAAAGCCCGTCAAGCAGAGATGGACTTAGCTGATGCCAAAGAGATAAGTGCATTGAAGGCAGAAGCAAAGAAAGCCAAAGAGAAAGAACAAGAACAACTAGAGATTGGTCTAGCCATTGGCGGGATATTTTTTGTTCTGTTTCTAGTCTTTGTCGGTGTGAATGAGTTGATGACATTCTGT